GATTGAACATCACGAGTACTTCGCCAACGGTAAGAGTCGCGCTTGAGGCCGGGAAGTTGTTCGTCGCTCCGCCGCTCGGCACCGTGTACGCGATAGTCGAAGTGAGGTTGTTGCCGAGCCCGCCGTTCGTTGCGTTGGCATAAGTCGCGTTGGCGGATGGGAAGTAGTCGTCCATCATCACGATCGCGTTCTTGAACCGGAACCCGGTGGCGCCGAAGTACGGATCGCGAACCGATGCCCCGTCCTGGCCGAAGCGTTGCTGGGGCTGGATGCGATTCTCGACAAAGGAGATCACGGGCTTGTTGCCGACGATGAGGGTCGGCTCCATGCCGCCACGTTTCGCGGTGTAGAACATCGCGTTCAAAACAGGATAGGTGAGAGTACCGACCGAACCGTCCGGGTTGCCGGCCCAGTAGACATTACCGTTGAGAGCCTTGCGGACATTGCCGTTGCGTTGGGCGGTGCCGTACGTTGTGTAGATATTCCCGTCCCAGGAGGGATTCAGGCCGTCGTTGATCGCTTCCACCCAGCCATTGATGTTGATCGAACGGGAGCCGATTTGCCCATTCTGCTGCATATCGAGCGCCATAATCGCCGACATGGTTTGGAAGGCGTTCGCCATATCGGTCTCTAGCAGAGAGAAGACGGCCAGGTCGCCGGTGTTGAGGACCGAGATGTCTTCGAGGTATTCGATGATCATCACCACATAGTAGCGAGGGTCGAATACGGTCGAACCGATGGTATTGGGTTTGGTCAGATTGAAACCGCCGATACCTTTAGCATAGGCACCGCCGTTCAAGGGGTTATAGAGGAACAGATTCCGCATGAAAGCGCCACCGGTAAACGGCTTCAATGCCTTCGCTCTTAAGTGAGCTTGAAATACGGCCGCGAGGAAGAAGTTGTCAGCGATCGCGGCGTCATACACCTCGGGCAAAGTACTTTCGTTCACCTCATCGAGCAACGGATCGGCCATAGTTAAATCACCTTTCTATTGAATTTTTGGTGCGTGCGTGAAGTGATCCACCGCTCGCGGTTCACTGCGGTGCTTTGGGAATTTACCCATTACGCACTCTTCCGTTCCGGCTCTTTCCCGCCCATCGGGACTCCAGCCGCTCTACGTTCTAAAAATCTCTTCGCCGCACGCTCGGCGCCGGTCATCTGCTGCCGTTCGTTAGCTGACGAGGAAAGCCTGTGCGAACTATCCTGCTTCCCATCCGCCGCCGGTGATGCTGGTGCATAGGAATCGATGACCTCGGTTGAATGCACCGGGAACTTCCGGCCCAGAAGAGAGCTTCTGCCGACCCCGACGACTTCTTGACTCGGGCGAATCCCTTCCATAGCCTCTTGGGATCGTTTCGCGGTTTGCTCGTCTTCCCACTTCTGACGCTCGCGCTTGATGGTATCCTCGTCGCGGCGTTTCAGCCGGGTTTCGGGGATGTCAAACTTCTCTTCCCACACCTGCACCAAGGACTTCTTTTCGGCAGAAGCGGTTTTCAGGATGTCTTGCTGTTCCTTGGCGGATAGGGACTTGCCGGTTAACTCACGGTGTTGACTGGTGATATCGCCCCAGACGATCGGGAGAGACGCCATGCCGCCGAGTTCGGGAATCAGGGTCTCGGCCATGTCCTTACGGACCTCGGCGCGGATCTCCTCTTTCAAAGCCTTGAGCCGGTCTTCCATCTCCGGAGTGTTGTCGATGACTTTGCCGGATTTGCGGGTGTCGATCAAGTCGGTCATCGGCGGGATGTCATCATCGGATAGTCCGTATGCTTCCTTGACGGACTGGAGCCGGGAGTTGGCAGTCGCGGTCGAGATCCGCTGTTGCGCGAGATCGCGCATGATCTTCGCCTTTTCGGTCTCGGCGTCTTGCAACTGCTGCGTTGCCAACGCTACTTGCTCTTTAACCTGCTTCTCGGCGGTAGCTAAGGCTTTGCGCTCCTCGGCGAGCGTTTGCGTTTTTTGGGTGTAATCGGCGGTGCGGGTGTACCCGCCGATAAATTTCGCGGCTAATGCGTCGTCTGCGGTGAGCCGCTTCATCATGGCTTCGACAAGTTCTTTGTCGTCGCCGACCGCATCGCGTACATGAGCTTCGAGAGTTGCTTTATCGACTGCCATACTGTTTTGTCTTCCCTTTCAGTCGGATTTCTCCGGTTGCTGAATCAAAGCCAACACATCCATACCCCGAGTTCTCCATTACCCGCCTACGTTCGGTGCTTTGGGCTCGGGCTGGGACGGGTTGGCTATTACCTGCCTTAGAGCGGCACGGATATTCGTAGCGGCGGATCGTAGACTTGCGGCGGCGGGCGGAAACGCCTTGCCGAGGGCTAATGCCCCTTGTTCCATTTGCCGAAGCTGCTGGACCGCTTGCCGTAGCAGGCTCGTCTCACCACCAGGAGAAGGCTGATCGCCTCCAGGGGTGGAAGATGCTGATCCTTGGGATTCGGGCGGCGGCTGTGATTGACCAGTCCCTCCTGTACCTGCGAGGGTTGCCGGTCCGGCGGGCCGGGAGTCCGGGGATGCGAGCGGTGAGCCTGACGATGCCAACTTACAAGTTCCTTATCGCTTTATCTAAGGGTTAAAGGGTGTAGCCGGTTAAGGCCGGTTTTGCAGGCGGCTTGTCCGGGGAGAATGGCTAGGATGGAAAGGTTCGGAGGTTGCCATTCCCTTATCCGGTGGCGAAGCCGCCCGCAGATTATTTCACGAATGATTCACGGGCGGTCCCGTGGCGGATTACCGCTTTTTCTTACCACGATGCCGACCCCGACGATTCGCGAGTTTCATATGCGATCCTTTCTCCGACCGACCCATGAAAGAGCCTATCGGTACTTGGTATACTCAGCCCGATTCGACCCCTAGAAAGCGAAAGGCCCGGCCAACACCAGAAAGGGGATTAGACTCCAGGTGTTAACCGGGCCTCGGGAGCTTTCCGAACTCGATCCCAAACGCTTGCCGGACGGGACCCGAGCGGAGCTTGGCGGGCAACCTAAACACCTAGAGTCTACGGGAGAGCGGGAGAAGGTGTCAAGTTATATTTCCGGTGATAATGTGGATTGCCGGATTCGTCATCCATATCCCAAGCGTCATCGTTCGGGTAGCTCAGTGGCATACCGCCGGAGTAGATGAGATCTAATCCTTGGGGTCTTTCGGGTTCCATTCCGCTGTACCTGCCGGAGAGCCGTTGTGGAAGTTTATCTTTAGTTCACCGGAATGCCCTAGTTTCCGGATCGCGGTGATTACATCGGCGAGTACGGAGGCGGATAGATTGGGGATGCGCTCGATAGGGATGGAGCGGGTTTCGACGCCAGATAAAGAGGCGAGAGAGTGACCATTGAGACCAGAGTGGCCGTTAAGACCCGAGCGGCCATCAAGACCCGAATGCCCACCCCGCCCAGCCTTACCGTTTCCGTTTGCCTCGCTTCCCACTCTTGCCACCCTTCTCCTTTCGCTTCTCCGACAGCATTATGGCGACAGCCTGCTTGCGTGATTTTACTTTGGGACCGCGTTTAGAGCCGGAGTGCAGCTTGCCCTTACCGAATTCGTGCATTACTTCATCAGATGGCATCCCCGTCACCTCCCCTCTATTTCAGAATTGTGGACAACACCCAGAAGAATAGCCCGAGCGAAATCAGGGTCGGATAGTATGCGCGGCCACCGGACGCCGGACCCCAGTACGGGCTCCAGGCGCCGAGCGCGAATATAATGAGTGCCGCTACACGGCAGATAACGGAACCGTCTACGGTCATAAAAGAACTCCTTGGATTCTGGATTCTAGTGCTTTGATTCTCTCACGGTTGACCTACCCCCAGGCTTCTGCTCTAAGGTAGGCGGCTGTTGTCCCGAGGGTTTCCTCCCCGGTCCTTTGCCTCCCGCTTGGCCTGGAGGTTGAATACCTGCTTCCTGCGCTTCCTTTTGCAATGCCGCCTGCATCCGGATCTCGATCTCTTTCTGAGCAAGCCACTTCTCTAAAATCGTCCCGGCCTCGCGTTGATCCCCTGTCTCGGGGTCGGTCATCTTGGGAACCGGGCCGAAGTTCTGGATGTCGAACAGTTGCGCGAGTGTCCACCAGTCGATCGGGAAGCCACGGGCCTGGAGCTGCAAGTAGAAAAGCTTCCGGGTCATTGAATTAAATTCGTGGAGAGAATATGGCGTGACCGCGAAGGAGAAATTGTCCTTATGCCAGCGGGCGCGGGTGAAGCGCGGGATGGCTTCGTTCGATTCTGAGTAGCGTTCCCAGGTATCTGAGCCGGAGCCATTCAGCTTATCGGCTTTGTGCATTTGGATGATAAGCTCGGAATCGGGGATCAGGGTACCAGGATCGTAATCGTAGTCTTCTTCGGCGAGGCCATCGGGTCCGAGGAGTTGCAGGCGCCGAGCGGCGGTAATGAACTGGAAGAAGTTCGACTTCCACATCTCGCCTAAGCCGCGGATCGATTCTTCCATATTGCGTGATTGATCTTTGATGAGCGGGCCGAGCGATTCCATCAGTTTCTCTAAGCTGTCTCCACTGGGGAGCTGGCGGGCGCGGGCCATGGCGGTCGCGTCAGCCACACCCATCTGATCCTTGATTTTTTGGTAGAGGCCGTCAGTGGCTTGTAGGAAGTGGGGC